GTTGAATTCGTATTTGGATTATATGTTCCATCACATTGCCATTGAAATTGACCTGTTGCTAATGTTTGGGTATTGGTATACCAAGTATCATTTGATGAGCCTGTTGCAGTAATATTACCTGATGGATTTGATGATGCCGCAGATGAACTTGAATTTTTTAAATAAACTCTAACCGCAGTACTACCACTTGAACCATTAGTCCCTAATTGTGACACAACAGTTGGAGAAGACCATGTACCAGCAGTTAATGTGCTATTAATAGTCGTTGTTGGTGGATTTGTGACAAAAGTAAACTGGCATTGATATGTTGGTAATGTTTGCGATGCAGCAGGCATCGTTTTAGACCAAGGTGAAGGTGCAGTTAATGTATTACCATTAAACACATATGTGCCACCAGAAGGCGCACTTGGAGTTGATGCTGGGTTTGGTTGATAATAAATTGTAGCCGTGTAAACCGATGTGCCAGCAAGACCTGTATCACCTAGTATCTTACTCCATGTATAGAATGCAGCATTGGTTGATTCTGTGGGGGAACTTTGATTTGACGCAATACCAATATATGCTTTACCTGTAGGTGAATCACTTAAGTTTGTACCAGATGCGTCATCAGCATATTTAGTCCAAGTATATGACGGAACACCTGCTTTAGCCTTAGTTATTGTTTGGTTCTCAGTTAATGTGATTGATGTACCATCCGATTTCACTGCGGTAATAGTAAACACAATACTAACGGAATTAGTACCAGTAACCATATTACTGTGATTACCAATAATAAATGATGTCGTATTATTTCCACTTGTAGCACCAAGTGTAATTGAGCTTGTAGGATTCTGTGATACAGCAACTGAGAATTTACCGCTTGTTGCCACACCCGTGGTATATGTTAATGCAGTTGCCCCTTCAAATACTTGAATGGTTGTACCTGAATTAGGATATGTTCCACTTGAGCTACCATCACTTGCTGTTGGAATAGTGACGTTATTATTTGAATCCACAATGCTAATTGCACTAGACCCATCTTGTAAAATAGGAATGGTTTGTTCATCCAATTTAGTTGTTGTTCCACCCGCTAAATAAACTTCAACTTTTAATTGCGTTAAGTTATTTGCACTTGGTGTATAAGCATAAGTTGATTGGTCTGTCGCTGAAGTATAACTTGGTGTTAATGAACCATTTTCATAAACTTTAAAACGACCAGCATACACAGAAGGATTAGCAGTTCCTGTTTTGCTATAGGCAGTCATTGACACAGTTGTTGGAGTATAAACTAGTGATGTACTGCGTTTTAAAGAATCAGTACAGCTAATCCAATAAGAGGTAGTATCTACTCCATTTTGAAAACTAATGACAGGTGTTGACCAACCAGTAATATTTACTGCTGAGGTATTTCCTGCTGGAGCAGAAACAACTGCTCGTGAAATATAAACGGGTGATGTACCAGTTGGAATATCAGCACTCCATGTAGCACCTGTTGATGTTGGCACACTCGTAATAGGTGTTGCACTTCCAAAAGTATAAGTTCCACCCGATGGGGTAGTTGTTGGCACACCACGAGTGTAAACAGATACTTCTGCAACATTAGCACCTTCAATTCGACTTGGTGTGTCCCAAGTATAATTTGTGCCACCCGTTGCTTTAAAACCCACACTTGACCACAATGGGTTTATTCCCGCAGGAACAGAAGCAACATCAGTGTACCATTGGACTGGTGAGCTAGGCACTCCCGCTGACGCAGCGGGAGTCGCTGGTTGCAATGCACTACGCACAAAGATGAAATCAACTGCATCACCAGTATCACCTTTAATACCTGCACGACTTAACGAATACGTCACGCGACTTACGAGTAGACCACTTAATGCCGTACCAGTTGAATCATAAATGGTTGTTGAGATATCGAGATACGCACTATCCGCAGACATTGCTGTTGGAGCTGGAAGAATTAATTTAGTTCCACTAATTGTTCCACCCGCAACTGTGACATTTGTAGCACTCACGGTACATTTAAATGTATTTGCTCCACCAGTAGCACTATAGGTTAATTGTGTTGCACCAATGTATGCTGTGACTTCACATGAGCCAGATGCAAAATTAATCCCTGAGAATCCTATATTTGATGCAGGGAAAGTCATATTCTCATTAGATAACGCAACTGTTGGTGTTGATGAACCATCAAGTAACATTGGTACAGTAATGGTATCTGTTAATGTTGCACCCACAACATTATTAATTGTTCCAGTGATTGTACAACTATAGGTATTTGTTGTGGTTGAACTGTAATCAGCAATTGGAATAGTATAGCTTGATGAGGTTGCACCACTGATAACCGAAATACCTTTTTTCCACACATATCCTGTGATAGCAGATACATTCTGATAACTTGTGGTTAAAGGAATACCCCCACTAGGTGTCACAACACCAGAAGATGATTTATTAAATATTGCAGATGCTTGGTCAATACTAAAATTAGCACCATTTGCGCCAACCACACCATCTTTTGCTTTTGTGACAACATAGGTTAAAACTAATGATTGTCCTTTATAGGATGCGGTAAAAACAATGCTACCATATGATTGTGCATCAGGCATTGCTGTTGCAGAATAAACACCTGTTGATGAATTAATACTTGCAGTAATATTATTTGGTGTGCCTGCTGTAAAAGTACATAGTGTTGTGACATCTTGTGTGCCGAGCCATACTCTAAACGTGCCAGTCGCATTAGCAAAACCACCAACAGGAACAACGCCTGTAGTGCTACTGTTAACTACTGATACAGGGATTGTGAGCATACCTGTGAGAAGTAGTGACGTTTCACCACTACCACTATAGTAATTAGCGGGATGCCATTGGATAGACCCATCATCACGACTTCTAAACCAAGGAGCAGTATCAACTAGATTTGAAGATGGTTGAGCAGGAACAGCACTCCCACCACTAGGCATTGAACTAGCAACAACAATTTGACCAAGTGCATCTAAATATAAAGCCATTTACACAATCTCCAAAATCTCAAATCCAGCTTGATGCGTATTTACATATGGGTTTTTTATAGAAGAAAGCGTTGATAATCGTCCCATGAAATTACGCTTATAACCATATATTGTATCTGCATAATCGGGGATTATCAATACCTCATTTGTGATATCAGATACACGAATAATTTCTAATGTTTGATAGGCTTCAGCATCCGTTAGCCAATCTAATGTGAAACTAAAATTACGTCTAATTGGCATTGATTTAAAATACTCAACACCACCAACAGATGTTTCCACAGTAGATTGTGACGTATAACCAAGTCCTGCACCAGCCGTATGATTCACAGTAGGTTGAATTGTTGCACCAGCAAATACTCGTCCAATACTAATTGGTGCAGTGCTAGTAATTACCACAGTAAATGTGCCAGATGCTGTTGCAGATAATCCAAAGATTAAATCTTGATTAGCCACAAGTGTAGTTTTTGTACCACTATTATATGCACCATTCGCTAATGAATAGGTTGCACCAACAGGAAGATTAGTTTTAATAATTCCAACACAACGAATAGATGTCGCAGTGAATGTAAAGGTGACAGAGTTTGTTGTTGTTATTGCAGGTTTTGATAATAATCTATTTTTGATATTTGTGATTGGAAATGAACTATTCCAAGTACCACCACTTAGGGTTGAAGTATCAATTTGATTACTATACCCAAGCATTATATTTGCCATATTATCCCCACAATTTTAAGTCAAGTTTGTTATTTTCAAAGTCTGTTTGGATACCAATGACACGAAGGTATTTACCACTAGATAATCCATAGCGAGAACTGGTTATTTTAACCACAGTACCTAAATCAACTGTGGATAAAGAAGACGCATCAACTTTAACAGATACTGTTAAGATAATTCGTGCAGGGTCATAAATACTGAGAAGTCTTTGTGCTTCAGGCTCTGCATATTTTAATCCACAAAGAAGCGTTGATATTGTTACTTCTTGTGCATTTGGATGTGCAGTTTTAATTGAATCATCTTTTTTAACAGATTTACGAACTTCTTTTTCCAAATAAGATTTGTGGTCAGCCGCAACAGAACTCGCAAGTGAATCACCTGTTTGCACAGTCCAATTTTTATCATGTTCTAGTGTGATTTTATATACTGCGTCAGTAGAGCCATTTACACTTACTGATTCGCGCTCAATTGACATGATGCTGGATTCATCAAAATCAGCAACTGATGTAGAACTTGGTGCATCAAGTCGAAGTATTCTAAATCTATTTAATGTATCAAATCCCCACCATGCACCAATTGATTCACAGAGATTATCAAGTGCATCAGAAACCATCATGTCACCTGATACCACAAGA